CGACGCCGCAGCTTTGGCATCGGACCCTCACCTCAGGGTTTCATCCCGGGAGGGCGCTTAGCTCAGCTGGTAGAGCGGCTCGTTTACACCGAGTAGGTCGGCGGTTCGAACCCGTCAGCGCCCACCACAGTTTTCCGCTATTTTTTGCGGTTTCGCAGCATTGTCCCGAGCGGTTCGCGTGGTTCACATGAACCACGCGGCTCAGAAATCGAGGGCTGCGCTGGCATCTTGCATGAAGCTGGGGCTGTATCGCGCATAGGTCCGCTCGGTTACGCGGGTCGACGTATGCCCAAGATATTGCGCGATCTTTTGCATCGGCACGTCAGCCTCAGCCATCCACACGCCAGCCGTGTGGCGAAAAACGTGGGGTGAGCATGGAACGCCGGCACGTCGGGCAGCAGCGGTTATCGCGCGCCGGATGCTTTTGATTTGGGCGCCGGCATATTCAATTACGAACTCGGAGAGTGCGGCTGGTTGCACCTCTCCAAGTGCCAAACGTGCTCGTGTGTTGAGCGGCACTACCGTGCGTCGCTTGTTATTTACGTGCCGGCCGGCCGGGTTGAAGTTCGCTATTCCCCTGACCAGGTCGACGCGGTCCCAAGTCAGATCTAGCAACGCTGACATGCGGGCGCCGGTTGTTATCGCGAGAATCGCATAGAGCCGAACATGCGGGGTCTCGATCGCCGCCAGCAGCTTCGTGACCTCCGCTTTTGTCAGGTAGCGGTCGCGGGGAGCGCTTTCAGGCGGGATCCAAAGCTGTGGCGCTTCATCGCCATAACGGTGCCGGAGGCATGCCCGCAAAAACTCAAGCTCTGTTTTTGCGGTGCTATCGGTCCGTCCGGCCGCACGTCGGGCTTTGTGATAGGCCCGACAGTCGTCCCGATTTACGGCGCGACCGAGACGATGACCAAAGTGAGGGCCGAGGACTTTCCATAGGCCGTCAAACCGTTCGGTCCGTGTGACCACCTTTTTTCGGTCGGCAACATACGCCGTCCAGAGATCCTCTATCCTTTCGGACGCGGGTCGATGTCGGTGTGCCCAGATGTCACGAGCGCGAGCCTCGGCGAGGCCTCGGTCATCCGTGCCAAGCGCGATTCGAATGCGTCCCCGCTCGGCGTCCTTGAAGACGAGGGCGAGAGATCCGCGGTAGGGAGCAATTCGGTAGTCTGACATTCGAACCTTTCGACAGCGGCAGCGGGAATGCGAATCAGCTTCCCAAGTTTGAAGCCTTCAATCTCGCCGGCTCTATACATGCGGCGAACCTTGTCTGAGCTACAGCCCCATCGTTCGGCGAGGGTTTCGGGTGAAAAGGGACGTGCGATGCCCACTATGCTGCCTTTCGTTTAGCGAAGGCATTGCTGCCGGCGCGGCGATTGTAGAGGCGGAAACCCCGGTTCTGTGCGGTGAACATCAGCTCGGCGTAGCGATCGGCTTCCATGTCGCTCAGGACGCGGATACGTGCGGCGCGCTCGAGGCGGGCAAGCTCGCCTTCCTGCTCAAGATATGGGCTGAAGCTCGCCATCACCGGCGCCCGTCCGAGAGACTGGCGAGCAGCGTGAGCAACACAAAGGGGGCACAGATGATTGCGAGGACGATGGCCAGGACAGTGGCGAGTGCCATCTTGGCCTTGCGCCAGCGGTTTGGGGCAGTGTCAGTCGTCATGCTGCTACTCCGAATTGAAAAGGCATGCCGGCGCGGGGCGCGGCTGGCGCGATCGGCGCCGTCGATTTGGTGGGCGAGGGCGCGACGATCGCGGCGATGGGCGCCGGCGTCAGCGCGGGCTGGCGCAGGGCGCGATTACAGTCGGCGATCAGGCGGGCGCTTGGCTGCGCGGTCTCCCACCAGATCAGCGTGTCGATCGCGTCCGCAAAGCCGACGATCTCGTAATCGTTCGGCAACTCGATAGCCGCGGCGCGGGGGCGGCGCGCTGCGACCGTGAGGGCGTGCAGCCTCTCATAAGGCCATGCGCCGCCCAGCTCGGGATCCTGCGTCCACGCCGCCTCGGGCTGGCCGTCGACGATTGCCCACCAGGTGTACGCGATCGTCCCCATGATGCGGATGCCATCCGCCGCGGCGATCGGCGTCATGCGCCCGGCGTCGACCAGCTTGGGATAGCCGGTGATCCGAAGCGCGTGCAGCTGCGAGGCAACGCACGCGAGCAGCTCGTAATCATGTTGCCAGCGTGGGGCAGACATCAGATCATCCCCAGCGCTTGGAGGTACGTCTCGAGGATGGCTTCCTCTTCCTGGAACTCCTCCTTCGCCTTCAGGCGGATCGCCATGATCTTGCGCAGCGCCTTGCCGTCGTATCCGCGGCTCTTAGCCTCGGCGATGACGTCCTTCAGATCGTCCTGCGCGCCTTTGATCTCCTCGACGATTCGCTCGGCGCGCTCGACGAGCAGCCGCAGCTCCTCCGCGGCGGTCTCGCCGTTCGTCTGGATCGGATCGGGCACGACGCGCTTCTTGCGGCCCTTCGCAGTTGCGGCGGTGGGCTGGAACGGGGTCGGCATGTGACGGACCATTCCGCCAGCATCGCGCACCGTGCGCATGGTCATCATGGTCATCGGATCAGCTCCGCGATGAAGGGGGAGAGGGTGCGGACGGCTTCAATCAGGCCGGTGACGACGGCGCCGGTGGCTATGCCGCTGACGATCATCACGAAGGTCTGAAAGCCGTCGTCATCGGCTGGCCCGGGCGGGAGGCTGGCCATCACGCTGCGTCCTGCGCTGCGCGATCGAGGCAGGCGCCGCACGCGTCGGGCGCGCGCCACTGGCAGGGGCCATCAGCGACGGTGCACGGATCATAGGCCGAGCAGCCGCAACCCGAGCAGATCCGGATGTCGTCGGCGGGGGATTCGACGAGCTGGAAATAGACGTCCGGATCGAGCGGGAAGACCTTTGCCAGGCGCTCGATATGGCTGCGGTTCTTGGCCGTGTATCCGTCAGTTTCGAGCGCGCGCAGGAAGGCTGCGGTCATCGACCGATACGCGATGCGAGGCATCAGCTGTTCGGCGATCTGTGCGATCGTCATGTCGGCTGCGTTACGGCGCAGGCGGAGGTAGTTTGCCGGCGTCATGATTCGTGCGGCAATGGTGTTCCCGGGGCGGGGGTCATGGATAGAGACGTGCAACATCATGCGATCCTTCAATTTGCGGGGGATGTGGAGTGGTCAGGGTTGCGGAAGACCCAGCAGTTCACCGACTTGTCGGTGATCGAGTTGACCGTCTTGATGGCCTCGAACTTGCGGGCCTTCGACGACTTCAGCAGGCGCTTCAGCTCGTTGGCGGCACAGGGCATGCGCTGGTTCAGTTCGCCGCAGCGCTGCTCGAATTGGACGAGGCTGACGGCGAGCAGGTCGGGCGTGCGACTGTGGTTGATCGGCCGTTCGCAAGCGGGGCCGTCGAGCGCCCGCATGTGATCGACGCGCTCCCAGAACCATTCGACATGCGGGTGATCGGTCTCGACCGCCTTCTGCCGCTGCTCGAGCATCGTCACGATCATGCGGTGCGCGTCTGTGACGTCGGCGGGATCGATGTTTACGACCAGGAGCATGGCGTCGAGCATTGCGGCGAGCTGGGCGTGATTCTTGGCCAGGCGCCCGTTGCGGATCCCCGGATGCTTCAGCATCGCCGTCTCATGGTGGGCGAAGGCGGCGCGGTAGCGCTCGAGGATATCCTTCTCGCGCCGGGCGACGTGGACCGGAAAGCCGCTGATGTCCTCCATCGGCATCGCCGAGAGACGTTCGGCCGCAAGCTTGCCGGCCGCGCTGAAATGCGACTTGTCGAAATGGATGCCTAGGATTCGCTCGGTGATGGCTGGCGAGCCCTCGACGACGTCGTTCTGGGCGATGACGATCGCGCCGCGGAAGGGCGGCTCGAAGGTCTCCATGCCGGCATTGGCGATCGCGCGCGTGCGGACGGCGCGACCGTTATACGCGGTCTTCAGCTCGTCCCATTCGAAGCGCTTGGCGTGCGGGTTATCCTTGCCGCGATCGGCCTCGATCAGGACGACGGGGAGGTTGCCGACCTGCCCCATGCTGCGCGCGATGCCGGCGCCGGTGGCCTTGGTCGGGTCGAAACCCTCGTAATTGGCGCGCCCGTACAGCTTCCACAGGAATTCGAGCAGCGTCGACTTGCCGGTACCGGGCAGGCCGGTCGCCTCAAGGAACGCGAGCGAGTCCTGCATGTTGCGGATCTGCTCGGCGAAAAGCGCCAGAACCCAGAAGGCGAGAACGACGACGCCCTTGCCCCGGTAGGCGGTGACGAGGTCACTGACCCATGCCGTGTCGAGCTTGTCAGCATCATAGGCGATGCGCAGCAGGCGATCGGTTGTGCGCAGCTTGACCGAGCGTTTGCCGAGGACGAAATAATCGTCCTCATTGGGGTCAAATACGCGGCCGTTGTGCACGGCGATGTCGCCGAAGATCCACGCGCCATGTTCAATCGAATATCCGGTGTGCTGGATCGCCTCGACGGTCCGGATATTGCGCCACTGCATCTGCATCAGCCGGACGATCTGCGGCTGCGTGCCATTCCAGAGGGCCCCAGGTGCCACGGATGCCAGGCGCTTGGTAAACTCGCCGCTGGTCGTGACGGCCGAGCCCGAAAACGTCGCCTTCACGGTCGCGGTGGCGCTATCGGACGGGAAGTCGACGCGCAGGAAGTACGCGCCCTCCTCGAGCGCCGGGTCTTTCTGAAAATACAGCGTCCGAAACACACAATTGGCGAGTTCGGTGATGTCGACCGCTTCCGCTGCGGCGCGATCTACCCGCTCGAGCGGCGACATATCCTTGAAAGCGGCGAACTCAGGGTCGTCGCTTTCCATCCACTGCTGCTGGATCTGGTTGATGCGCTCGACCGAGAACGTCGCCCAGAGTTGACGTCCGCCAAAGACGAGCGGGAAGGACTGATACCGATCGCGCTTGTAGATGAGCAGCGCCTTTGCAGACGCGTCGGTCGCGATCGTGATCTCGCCGTTGTAGAGATAGCCGGCGCGATGTTCGCCGGTCAGCTCGTCGACCAGCGCGAGGTCGTTCCAGTCGCGCTTCTCACCCTCGCCATCGGCACGGACCTGCGCGGCGCCGACGTCCCAGCCGTCCTCGCGTGCCTGTTTCACGAACTTGCGGGTGAAGCTGACGCCTGCCTTGCCGACGTCGAACGCGAAAATGATCTTGGGCGGTGCCTTGCCTAGATCCGCTGCGGCGCGGCGCAGCGCGCCGAGCGCCTTCTCGGGGTAATTGTTGCAGCTCATCAAGCTGACGGCCGGCTGGCCGCCCGACTGGATCATGGCGATCGAGTCGAAGATGCCCTCAACGCACCAGATCGTATCGGCCGCGGCGAGCTGCTCGATCGGCAGCATCGACCACCATTCGCCGCGGTACGATCCGCCGTACCCGAAGTTCGCCTTCTTCTTCCCGAACCGACCGGGCTGGTCGATCAGGCGTTCCCAATAGGTGCCGCCCGGCAAGGGGAAGCGGACGGTCGCCGAGCCGATGTTCAGCTTCTGATCGAAGTAAGCTTCCTGCGTATAGAGTCCGCGCAGTCCCAGCAGATCGAAACCGCGGGCGTGTGACAGGTAGGCATCCGCCGCGGCGTTCGGCGCTTCCGGCGTCTTGACGTGACGCTTCGACCAGTCGTCGAAGATTTCAGGGTAGAGCTGCTTGACGCTGAAGGTCTCGCCGCATTTGTCCTCTCGGCCGCAGCGCAGGACCCATGGCTTCTCGGCATTCGCCCACAGTTCCTTCTTGCCGCAGCCACCATGCTCGGGCGGGCATTTGCCGCCCCGCAGATAGGTGCCCTTCATCTGAAGGCCGAAGTCGGTCTTCAGGCGGGACAGCAGGTCTCTGTGCAGATCTGAACGCATGTGAGGGGGCACGTCTTTCGGGCAAGCGGAGGGCGTTCCCGGCGACGGGGGTCGCGCCGGGTGGGTCAGGGCAGTGCAGGGTCGTTTGCGGCGAGGTGCCGCGTCGGCTTAGCTGGGGGCGGGCGTGGTCGCGGCCGGCGAGGTCACGACGTCATCATTGGCTGGCGTCCGGTTGTCGTCATTCGCTGGCAACGGCCGGGTCCTGCAGATGTTCGGGTTGGCAAAAGGGAGGCGGACCTCCGGGTTCGGGCAAGCGCTCGGCACGATCGTGCGGATGACCTGCAGCTCGGCAACAAAGACGTGGCCGCACGTGTCGTTCTCACAACGGTAGCGGATATGCCGCACCATCGTGGTCAGCGCTGCGCTGTTCCGGATCGCTGCTGGTCCGCTGCAATGCGGGCAGGAGATACCTGGAATACGGTGCTTGGTAGGCTTCGAGATAGTCATTGGGTCCCCCCAGTTTTCTCCGAGTGCGACCCCGCGCCGAACTGGAAGAAACGTGGCAGGCGTCGCATGAGCGCGCCAAGTGCCGTCTCAACCTGCTCGGCTTCGACCAGCGCGCGGTTGTGCGCGCGCGGGGAGGCGCCAGGTTGAGAGGCTTCGATAAGGGCGGCACCAAGCTCGCCGGCTTCCCGGACGAACAGCGCCGTTTCAGCTGCGAGGGCGCGGTAACATGCGTCCTCGTTGGAAATTTCGACGTCGACCGCATAGGCGAGCGCCTCAGTGTACGGCGCGGTTTTACCGCCCGCAGCACGATACGCGGAATCTAACGCAGCTGCCTGAAGCAAATTCGGCGCAGTCGTAGAGTTAGGCTGGCCCCAATATTGGACGGTGCGCGGGGTCCGGTCGGCGATCAGGCCCATTTCTTCCCAGCTGATCAAGGCGTGGATTGTCATTGTGGCTTGATCAAAGCCCTTCGCATGTCGCTCGAGCGTCATGAGTTCGCCCCTTTCATAATCATTGCGTGATCGAAATGGACGCCCGCCGCGTTGTGCGGCATATGTGACGCAAGGGAGGGGCGGCCCATGCTTGCAAGTGCCTGTTCGGCGGTGTCTGGAATTACGCAATCCGGCCAATTGGCAGGGTCACGGAACCACGCAGCGAATTTCTCCAGATTGTGGACGAGAAACGGCTTTCCATCCCGAAGGCGAGTGAAAAAAGCGCCGTTGTTGACTACGATAGTCGCGACTCGGGAAAGAGACTTGCCGCCACGCTTGGCGACCTGCTCTTCATACGAAGCGGCGAGCGTTCTCAACGCGTTCTCAAATGCTGCATCCATGCATTGCCTAATGCGGCATACGTGCATCACCTGTCAATGGACATCTACCGCTCGCGCATGCATTTTTGATGCTGCATAGGTGCCGCATGAACCCCCAAATTGTTACTCTTCAGGAACGCATCTCGGCGAAGCTCGGAGAGCTGAACGTTACGGCACGCGAAATATCGCTGGCGGCGGTCGGCAAGCCAGATGCGATCAGAAACATTCTGAAGAAAAATGCGATGCCAGCGATTGATCGGTTAGATCAAATCGCGCTGCACCTAGGAACAACCTCCGACTGGCTTCTCGGTCGCGAAAAAGCCGTCGCAAAAACGATCGTAGACGTTGACAACGTTCCGCCGGAAACCTTTCGCCGTCTTCCAAAAACGCTGCCTATCTATGGCACCGCGCTCGGCGCTGATTTAGAGTTTGATGACGATGGCGGCTTAATCATCGCTGTCGAACAAACGGAAGTGCATATGTCCGCTCCAATCGACTTCATGGCGCGGCCGATAGGTGTCACTGGTCGCCCGGATCTCTATGTGGTCGAGGTTTCCGGACATTCGATGGAGCCCCGCTACGGGCCAGGGCGTCGTTTGTTGGTTGACCCGCGACGATCGCCGGGTGTCGGAGAGGATGTCATTATCCAGCTCCGCGGGCCGACGTTCGATGGCGAGGAAATCAAGCACGTATTGATCAAAGAATTGGTGAAGCGGCGACCAGGTGTCGTCGTTCTGCGGCAGTTCAATCCGGAGATAGTTTTCGAAGTGCCGAATGAGAAAGTAGCGGCAGTTCATCGCGTGATGCATTGGGAAGAGGCGCTAGGCTTCTGAGCAAGTCGGTAGCGCTAGGCCATGCTCTCTAGCGTAAGCGCGGTCGTAAACCCGTGGTCGGGGAGGAGCTCGTGCGTTACGTCAGCGACGAGCCATTTCACGGCACAGATCTCGCTCTTGAACCCCGTCACGGTCACCGGCCGGTCGGGGTAGATCTCTAGCCGTCCCAGCGCGAGGCCGAGATCCAGCGAGCGCGGCTCGCGCGCGGCGCGCCCCTGTTCGGCGGTTGCGGCGCGGCGGGCTGCGTCCTCGCTGGCATAGGTCCGCGCCAGGCGCTTGACCTCGCCGGTGCCGCTGCCGACCGTTACGGTCTTTTTCTTCGCGCCTTTGCGATCATGCCAGTCGGCCGATACACTGCCCGCCTCTTCACGCTTGCGGATCCGGAAGCTGTGACGGTCGCCGTCCCCGCGGCGGATCGTGATCGCCGGGATCGTGGCACCGGTCGGTGTCGTCGCGGCGCCGGTCGTCGCGAAAATCAGCGCGCCGGCCTTCACCGTTGCCACCGCGTCATGTTCACGCCCCAGCCGGCGCAGCAGCGCAATGTCGCTCTCGCGGGTCTGTGCCATCGCCTTGATGGCGATCAACGCCAGAGCAGGCGCGCAGCGCGGCGTCAGGCGGTTGCGACCGGCGATCTCCTTCACGATCGCGCCGAGGGTCGTGTCGTGCCAGCTCTTCTCCCGGCGTGTGGCGATGGCACTGGTGAAGTCCGCCGCGCGCGCGCGGATCGTGATCTGGTCGGGCGGGCCGCTATGCTCGACCTCGTCGACGGTGAACTTGCCCTTGTCAACCAGGCCGACCGTCACGACGGATCCGGCTGACCAGCCGAGCTGGACGCTCAGCGTCGCACCCTCGCGCGGCATCGCCAGCCGGCCGTCCGAATCGTCGAGCGTGATCTCGAGCTGGTCTGCATCCCCGCCGCGGCGTTCGCTCAGGCGCAGCGTGACGAGGCGGGGCCGGATCCGGTCGGTCAGGTCAATGCCGTCGAGCGTCACCTTGAAGTCGGGGACGTTGTTGACCGCGGTCATGTGGCGACGCCCGTGTCTCGCGCGACCTCGAGGAGCTCGATCGCGAAGTCGATCTTGCGCGGCGTGCCATCAGGGAAGAACTCCTTCAGCCCCTCGTCGATGTCGGTGATGACGAAGGCGCCGTGCACGCGCCCGGTGCCGTCGACCAGCGGCCACGCCTTTCCTTCTGCGGCCATGTCGCGCAGCTGGTCGAGCGACGCGCGGCCCGCCATCAGCTCGGCATAGGCCGCGCCTGACAGGCTGATCTTGTCGTTCTCGCGGCCGAGGAACTGCGTGGCATCGATCGCGCCGACGCGACCGCTGCGCGCATGGCGCCAGCCGCTTTTGCGCTGCTGCTCCTGATAGGCGAGCGTCGGCAGCGAGAAGACGAACATGCCCAGCGCCATCATATTCACAGGTCGGCTCCATCAGGACGGTCGGCAAAGGACGACTGCGACATGGCGCGCTGGCGACCCTGCGCGCGTGCGAGGGCACGCTCGACCGCCGCGGCGAGCGCCTGCTCACTCTGGCCTGGCGCGCCATAGACGTTGATCGTGATCGGTGCCGCGGCGAAAGCACCGTTGCCGCCTCCTGCGGTCGAACCGGGCAATGATGCTGCGCCGGCAGGCGTCAACGCTGGCAGCGCGGTACCAACGGCCAGCGCCGCGGTGAGATCGCGCGACAGGCTGCCAATCCGCCGCACGGGCTCACCCGCGCCGCGGGCGATGCCGTTACTCAGGCCCTGCATCATGTAGCCGCCAAAGCCAGCGAACACGCGCGACGGCGAGCGAATGCCGAGCTTCTGCTTGAACCAGGTCGCGGCCGACGACGCTGCGCCGACGATCGTCGCCTTCAGCGCGCCAAGCATACCGGTGATGCCGTTGATCATGCCCGCGATGATGTTGCGCCCGAATTCGCCGAAGCGCGCGGGCAGGCCGGCGAACCAGCCGAGCGCACCGGTGACGACGCCGACGATGCCGCGCCAGAGCGCGCCGAACCACGCGGTGATCGGTCCCCAGTTGGCGTAGATCAGGTAGACCGCCGCGGCGAGCAGCGCGATCACGGCGATGATCGCCAGCACCGTGCCGAGGATCGGCAGCAGCCCGATCGACGCGGTCCCGCCGGCAACGCCCATCGCGATAAGGCCGGCATTCAGGATCGCGATCGGCCCCATGACCGCCGCGATAACAATTGCCGCACCGCCAAGCAGGATGAACATTACCGCGAGCGCTGAAGCCGCCAGCGCAATAGCCTTGGCAAGCACCGGATGGCGTTCCGTCCATCTGGCGATCACGCTGGCATAGCGCGATCCGCGCTCGGTAATCGCATTGACGGCGGGCAGAAGCATGGATCCGAGCGACACCCCGAGCACCTGGGCGTTGATGCGCAGCTGCTTGGTCTGTTCGGCCGAGTCCTTCATGCGCTCGGCAAAGTCGGTGTCGGTCGTGCCCGAGGCGCCGGCCGCAGTCGCGCGGATCCGGCGATATTCCTCGAGGTTCTGGATCA